ATGGCGCGCCCGATACGATTTGAACGTACGACCCCTTGCTCCGGAGTAAACTCACACCGCACCGCCAATACGCCACAAAACCCGTCAAACCACAGCCAATAGACCACTTCCAACAAAACCCACTTCGACTAATACCCGCGCCGAATTGACTCTATCGCTGCAAGATTACTAGTCACTTGCTAGTCACCCATCCCCCGGCCCAATCACCTCCCAATTCTCGCTCCCCTTCGCCTTCCGATAAAATACGATCGTACCGCCCGTGGCGCTCACCTTCAAACCATTCTCCTTCACCTGCCCCCAATGCTTCCGCAAGTTCGTAACCACACGCCAGGCGCCAACTACAAACGCAATCAAGACGCCCAGCGAAGCCCACGCAACGTTGATCTGGTCCATGGCCATCATCAACGTGTCATGGTCCACCGATATCGCCACGCCGCCAAGACCGCTCGCGATCCCCAGCAACACTTTCAAAAACGACACCACACCCTTTTTCCCAGCCTTCGAGATCAACACAGGCTGCCCGTTGATAAACTCCGTTGCGGGCGCGTCCATCGCTTCCTCAAGCTTGTTGCCAATCCGCTCGCCCGCCTTAGTCAACACCCTGTCCTTCAGCGACGGTTTCGCCGGCGAATCCGGAATCGAATCGACCCGCCTATCCACAGCGCCGCTCTCCGTGGCCAGCCCAGCGCCCCCCGCTTCACGTGGAGCCCAGTCGAACGAGGATCCGTCTTCCCGTCCACTGGTTCCCGTTCCTCCTGGTTCAAGGCGCCCTCGCGCACGTCCGCCGTCGGCGCGCGTCCGCGTTTTCCAAACTCGCTTGCCATGGCTTTCTCCCGGCATCGTTACGCCACTCCTTCCAGTGCCTCGCCCAGCTCGTCCGCCCACTCCTGCAGCAGCTTCGCTGTCTCCGCGAATTTCTCGCGCAACGCCCGCGCATCTTCCATCGCGATCGTCACACCCTGTTCCGATTCAGGCTCCGGAATGGGGATGCCCGCCGGCCAGCGGAAACACAACACGCGATCTTTCTCGTAAGGCGCAACGCAAACCTTGTTGCTCTGATTCCCGCCACGCCCGTAGATGTGCGTCTCATCCTCGCGCTCATACAAATGCACATGACCCGACCCACTGTTCGGATTCCCCCGCCAATACACAACCACGCAACCCGGAATCGGCGAATGCAACGGCACGCCCCACGTCTCAAACGATCGCGCCCGCGCGCTATTCGTCCCCTTGATCCCAGCCTCTTCAAACCACGCATTCACGCACTTCGCGCACCAGGCCTCATCATCGCCAGGCGTGCCATACTTCACGTACCGGTTGTACTCCACAATCCGCGGATGATTCGAAGCCCCCGGGATCTCCGCCACGCCGGCCGCCTCGTCTTTCTGTGCAATCTCAACCCACTTGTGCATGTTGCGCTCCTATCGGGACAAAAACCCAATCACCGTTAAACTTCCGCCCAGCAAAAAAGTCAAAATAGAAATGATCGCAGTCACCCAAGGCGGCAAGCGATTCGATATCGCCTGCGTCAACGCCTCAAACTTCTTGTCTATGTGATCGTAAATGCCATCGACCTTTGCATTCAGTGCGCTCCAAAGGTCGTTAATCTCATTTTCGTGCCGCTCAATGTCCTTCGTGTGATCGACTACCGGCCCCATTACGTCCCCTCCAATGATGCCGCCTGCTTCTCCAAATATACCGCCTCGCCATCGCGCCCCTCCCGGCGCGCTTTCTTCGCCATCGACTTGTAACGCTTCGCTTTTTTTGCGCGCTCGTTCCTGCTCAAATTGGCCTGATCGGGATCGGCCCCGTAAAACTTCACCCCGGTCAAAAAACGGCCCCAACGCTCACCCTCGCCCGGCTCATTCCGCCGCGGCCGCACATCCCCCTCGAATTGCCCCGTCGCGTTGCCCACCTTTGTGAATATATCGCCTGGATTCAAACGGTCAAGCTCGCGCGCCGGACGAAATAGATTGATAAAGCCCGCCGTCTGCGGACTCATCGCCCTCCCAAACATTTCCGTGGGCAAATCGCCAAAGTCGCGCGAAGTCAAAAACTCTTTCTGCAAACTCTGTTCGGCCGCCTCGCTCAAAAACGGATTGAACCGCGTGGCAACATACCGCCCAACCGTGCTCACCCTGCCCTCGCCCGTCCGCGGCTCGCCTACAAGCGTATTCGCCAGCTCCGCCATGTCCATGAAAGGCAAGAATCCAGTAAGGTCCAGCACCTGCCTCCGCCCGTCTTCCGTCTCTCCGATCGGCAACGCAAAATTGCTCGCCATCCACTCCGGCAAATCCGCCGGCGAAATCCCCTGCTGCTGAAACGCCTGGTAATACCCGCGCACAAACGGCATATACTGTCCCGGCCGTTGCAACATGTTCACCGTCTCGCTGGGGATATTTTTTCTCATCCAGGTGTAGAAGGGGACCCACGTACGACGAAGCCCCTCTTCAAACGGACTCAAATCGGTATAGTCAAAATGCGACAACTTGACCTGACGCTCCGCATTCTTGAATGCACGCTCGACTATGTCTTCCGCGGTGCCCACTACGCCCTGTTCATTCTGCGCAAGCGCACCTATAACTTCCGGCACAGCAATTCCGCGCTTCTGCGCCTCTGCCATCGTGTCGTCGATCATCTTTATCGCGAGTGGTAAACGTATCGACATTTCCACCTGTTCATTGATCTTCCGAGGCACGCGAAACACGCGCTCCCGCAAAGCCTTCGACGGCCCCGCGCCGGCTTCGATGATATCCACGTCCGGCAAACCGCCCCCGTGCATCTGCCGAATCATGTACTCCTGATACAACCGCTGCTTGCTCAGCTTCGTGCCATTCCGCAACGTGATGAAATCGCTCTCGCCCCACTTCCCGCGAAGCGCACGCCCGATCGTGTCAAACCCCGCCGCGTAATACCGCGGCGTCAACGCATTCCCAAGCCCCAACCCTTCGTAATAATTCTTGGTAACACCCGTGAAAAAATTCCGCGAAAAATAACTCGGCCCACCCCCGAATATCGCCGACGCCTTCCACCATTGCATCAACCCCGCGTCTTTCAACATCGTCGGCAATGCCTGGTTCAACATCGAACCCATCAGCGCCTTGTCCGGACCCGGCTGCAGCACCTCCTGCATCTTCTGAAGCGCCCGCGCGTAATCGTTCGGCACCGCCAATGGCTCGCTTGCATACCGCCCCTGATCAACCTTCGCGTACAACAACCGCCCCGTCTCGTCATGCGTCAAATGCTTCGCGTCGTCCCACGGCTCCGCGAGACCTTGCTTTTGCAGCGAACGAACCAGCACATCCCCACGCATGTTCGCGATCGCGTCGTCGCGCAGTTTCTTGAACACAACCGCCGGATTCGTCTCGTACTCAAACGCCGCCCGCTCCGTCGCGTTCAGTTCGCCCGGCGTCTTCCGATGCTTCCGCAAAAACTCCGACACAAACGCGGGATCGTTCTTCTGCGCTTCATCGAAATATTTCTTCCCCAACCGGAAGTATTCCGTCTTGCCCGCGTCCGTCAACGTCGCCACAGCAACCGGCTCAACGCTCCCCGGCAACAGCAATCGGTTAAACGCATTCTTGCTCGGACCCGTCAGCGCGTCCCACTGCTCTTCAAAAAGTTTCTCGCCCAGCGCCGGCGCGTCCTGCCCAGGCTTCACCTTCGGCAATCGCGGAAAGTGACCCGCCACCGGCAACGCATACGCATCCATCCCCGTGCCCTCAAGCGGAGAAATAAATTCTTTCTGCTTCCGCATGAAAGCGTCAGCAGCGTCCCACGCCGCCCGCCGCGCATCCGCCCCAGCCCCAACGCCAACATACTGCGCCACAGCATCCGCCGCCGGCACGTCCCCCCGATACATCCGCCCGATCGATTCAAGCAAATTCGCGCGATCATCCCCGCGCAACGATTCCAACGCCTTCAGCTCGTCCGTAGTATCGAGCTGAAACTTGTTCCCAATCCGCGCGGCCTCGTCCTCGATCGAAAACGCCGTCCGCACAGCCTCGTCAGGAATGCCCGCAACGCCCGCCGAAGCAGACACCGCCCCGCGCTTACCGCCAAACAAATACTGCAAGCCCTGCCCCACACTCGAACCCGCAAACGCATTCCCAGCCTTCTGCATCGTGTCCAGCACCGCCGCATCGCCCGGAATCGGAACACGACGCCCCGCAATATTCACAAGCCCGCGTTCGCCCGCCCGCGCAGCATCGCCCCAGCTATCGACACCCTCCCCAACCAAACGCGCCGCGCGCCCAGCCTTCGTCAATCCACCCAACCCACCCACATAATTCAACGGATCCAAAGGATTCAAAACATCCAGCGCAAACCCGCCGTACTTGCCCATATTACTTTCGGGATCAACCCCAAAATTCTTCAACACATCCTTGCCCGAGTACTCCGCCTCCCCACTCAACGCCTTCTTCGCGCGATCGAGTGGATCGTCCCCCTCCTGCAGACCCGTAACAACGCCGAACGCCGCGCTCCCAGGGCGATTCACAATTTCCATCGCCTTCCAGAAAAGCGAATCGTCCGTCTTCGGCGGCGCGGGCTTCTTGCCAAGTGTCGAGTAGTTAATAGGCACTGTAGTTTCCGCCAAATGCTTTCTTCAGCATCTCCAAAATGCCCGCCTGGTTAACCGGCGGCGATCCATACACCTGCATTTCTTCCAGCGGCGGCTGGACCGGTCCCTTGTTCTGCGCGCGCGCCTTGACTGCCGCAACCGCCGCCGGGTTTAGTGTCACTCCCGACATCCCCGCAAAGGGCGCTGGCGGCTTCGCTGTCGGTGGCGGAGCCATCTCGATGGTCTGCGCGTCCTTCAGTTTCGTGGGATCGGTTTCTTCGTAGTTGCGCGTATACGCCAAAGGATCTTCGCGCTTGCCAAAAAGCGCATCGAACATGCCGCCAACAATTCCCGGCCGCGCATTCGGATCACGCGCCGGCGCGGACGGCGCTGCAGCCGCTGTCTCTGGGCTTGCCGTCTCTTTCCCCGCTTCAGGACCTTGAAAGCCAAACGCCTGCATCAACCCGCTCGAAATCTGTTGCCGCTGACCAAGCAGCGCGTTGCGTTCGTCCACTAACTCTTGATACTCGCTGGACCCGGGATCGGCATCGTCAATCAAGCCTTGAATCAGGCGTAAATTTGCGTCGACTTGTTTAAGCCCCTCCGTGGCCGCAATGTACTGCCCGCTCTTTCTCGGATCATAAAACTCACCGCCGCCAGAACCTCCGCCGCCCCCGCGATTGCTGCGTCCGGCCGCACTGGTCAATTCTTTCATGTACCCGATGTGCGTCCGTTCCTTGTCCATCTCCGAGTTGAACTTCTGCAACATCCGATCGGGATCGGCGTCAAACTCCTCCCGCCGCGCCTTCGCGTCTTCCGCCGCCATTTGACGCCGGCGCGATTCCGCCTCCTCTTCCGGCGAGATCAGTTCGTTCATTCGGCGCTTCCGATCAATATCAATCTTGGCCGCGTCAAGATTGTGCAACGCGATCTGCTCTTCCAGCTCGAGCTTGCGCTTGAGCATCGAAAACCGCTCGTCTTCCCGCTTCTCTTCCTTCTTTTCCTTCTTCGCCTTAGCCAAACCGCTAAATGCCCCCGTCGCAAGACCCAAAGCAATCTGCGCCGCAACATTCGCATCTTTACCCATATCGATCTCCTACCGAACTACGCCCACATCCCCAAGCCCGTAATTCGTAATCGTAACTCGTAATCGATTCCCTCGCCTACAATCAAACAAACAAACCCGCCAAAGCGCTCCCGCCCTGCATCGCCGCGCTAAACCAATCCGTGCCGCCGCCCCCGCCGCTCGAAGCATTCTGGCTCGACAAATAATCCAAATACGGATTCGGCGCATACCCCGTCTGCTGCACGCTCCCGACATTCGGGTCCGCGTACCGCGCGTTCGCCTGCTGCATGATCACGTTCCGAATCGCGTCCTGCCAATTCATGCCCCCGCTGATCAACGCATTGAACTGACCCAGCAAATTACTCTGCTGCTGCTGCCCCCCCAACATCGTGTCAAAAACCTGCTGCGCAAGCTGCAACTGGAACTGACGATCCTGATTAAACGTCTGGTTCTCCAACTGCGCATGCTGCAATCCAAGCCCGCCCATGCCCAACTGCTGCGTCAACGCCGCCTGCACCGCGTTCATCCGATCGTTGAAATTCGTCCGCGCCGCGTCCGACTTGATCGTCCGCTCCGCGTTGCCCAGGTCACTGCTCCGCCGCATCTGCGCGTCAAACAAAAGCCGATCCTGCACGCCGCTACCGCCAAGACCCCGCGCACCATGCGATTCCCGAATCTGACGCTGCTCATCCTGCAAAGCCAAATCCCTGCTGTCCCGAACCTGCTGCAAAATATTCGCCTGCACCTCCGGCGTCATGCTCTCCGGCGCAGACAATATCTGCTCCAACAAATTCACCCGCCCAGCATTCACGTCATACGGTGCCGGTGGACCGCCCGGCGGCGGCGGCGTCGGCCCGCCAGTGCTCGGCCCACTCGGATTGCCTACAGATCCCGAACCGCCGCCAGCCCCAGCATAAGCCCCTGGCAACTTCCCATTACCCGAACCCACAGGCAACTTGCCATTGCCCGATCGTCCCGTCCCCTGCGACCCTTTAGCCCCTTTCGTCACTTGCGGCAAAGCCGGAGGCGGAGCCGCCGGCAACGCTTGCGGTGCCGCTTGTGGTGCAGGCGTCCCACCTGCATTCCGCGCCTGGGCCGTCCGCACAGGCCCCAGCGACATATCCCCCGCCTGCACAGGATCAAGCCGCCCATTACCCGGTACACCCGGAGCCTGGGGAGCCGCCTGCACCATCGGACGCTTCTGCACCGGCCGCATACTCAAAGCCGGCCGCCGCGGCTGCGACACCATCGTAGTTGCACTGCTCATTCCACCCATCGCCCAAACTCCTCAGTTATCCCTACGCAAACAACCCAGCCGTCTGCGCCAACCGCCTATCCCGCAAGTTGTCAAACGCATTCCCCGGCTGCTTCAACGTACCCATCAAGCCACGCACGCCACCCTGGTTCTGCAACCAACGCTGTGCGCCATTCACAACCGCCGAACCCGTTCCACCTGGCTGCCCGCCGCGAAACGCTGCCTGAACTTGCGGCATCGTGCCACCGCGCAAATCACTCGCCACCTGACGCACCCCACTCCCCGGACCCGGCGTCGGCGCGCTGATCTGCGGATTCGGTCCCGTCGGCGCAGCAACCCCCTCCATCCGCGTAGAAGGCATCACAGGCGAATGCGTCAACGCCACAGGCCCCCCCGTCGGACGCGAATTCGTCGGCACGCTCGTCAACGGCTCCAGCGCCGGCGCAATCCGCGAAGCGTCCCCACTCGCAAGATCGGAAAAACTCGGCGCAGCCGGACGTGTCATCGCCCCCGCGTTATTCAAAATGTCCAACGCCGGCAACGAAGGATTATTATTCAGCATGTAATCCGTCTGCCGCGCGGCCATGTCCCCAAACTGCACCGGCGAACCATCGTCCCGCTCGCCCCAAATCCCCCCAAACGAACCCTCGATGTCACCATACGGACCATACTGATTCGCGTTGAACTGATTCACCACATGCCGCCGCAAATCATTAATCGTCGGATCGCTGTTCCGCTGAAAATACCGCGCCGCGTCCCACGCCGAATTCAAAGCGCTCAAACCCTGCGCGCCCAAATTTCCCATCTGCCCCATGGCATTCGCCCCACCAGTGAACAAAGCCATGATAGTTGCAATATCCATCAACCCACCTCCTTACCCAATCTTCCTCATGCTCGTAATTCGTAATCGTAATCGTAATTCGTAATCGATCTTCTCAAAATATCCCCAAAGTCAAACTCGCCCCACCAACAGCAAACCGCACATACATCAACTCCCGCGTCCACGCCGAAGTACTCCCCAGATCCCCCGCATTCGGCGCAAACTTAATCACAAACGCCACAACCAAACTCGGCTGCACATTGTTATGCGCTCCACCCCCACCGCGCGCGCCAGTCACACCCGCAATATCCTGATGCAACATCAACGTCCCCGCCGGATCGAAATCCATCGTATCCGTGTCAAACGTCGCGCTCGCATAATCATGATCGTGTGAAGGCATTTCCGCGATCGTCAGCGTGTGCGTCTCCGCGCCGCCCGTATTGCCCACCGCATTGCCAAGCACGCCCGTACCAGATCCCCCGCTCCCCACCAGCGTCCTGCGCGCCGTCCCAGGCACATTAAACGTCGTACTACCATCCCCGGCGCCATGCGCCGTGCCAATCGCCGCAAACAACGACGCATACGTCGCACGACTCACCGCGCCGCCATTGCAAGCCAAATACCCACTCGGAACCGACACACCCCCAAACGGCAAAATCGTGCCAACCGGAATCCCATCCCCCGACTGCGCAAGATAATTCCCCCGCGCAATAAAAAATCCCTTCGGCACCCGGCCCAACCCATGCTTCACCACCAGCTCAGCCCCCGCCACCGCCGGCGTAACAACATCCACAAAATTCGGGTGCGCAGACCAAAGCTCCTGCAAAAACTGAGCCCCGCCATGTGGGTTATATCCAACCGTCCTCACGTCCTACCCTCTTCCTCGTGCTCGTGCTCGTGCTCGTAATCGTAATTCGTAATCGATCCCGGGGACTGTCACCGAAGGTGGCTGTCCCCTCCTCCCGTCTTACTCGTCTCACCATCAAACCGCCCGACGCCCCACAAACAAACTCTGAAAACTATCAATCCGCACGGGCGAATCACTGTCATACTGCTCAAACCGAACCTTCAACTTCCGCCCTCGATGCGCAATCCCGAATCTCACCAACTCATCCGCATTCGTGAACGTCGTCGACTTCCAACCCTCCGCATAATCGCTCTTGTACTTGAACGTGATCGTCACCGCCGGCGACTGCTCCCCAACCCACGCGCAAAACTGGTGCCACCGCTTCATCCACGCCCGCTGCCCCATGTCCATCCAACGCGACTCCCAATAGAAATCGATCGGCCCAACGTGCCAATTACCCGTCACCACCGGATACACCGCCCGATCCAGATACAGCACCGTCCCCGTATTGCCAATGATCAAACGACGCTGCCGCGCCCCACTCGCCGAATCCACAAACAAAATGTCCGTCCCACACAGCCCATTCCCTTCCGTCGGGAAAGTCGCCGTCGCGTCCGTCAACACGCCGCCGCTGAATCCAGTCACCGCCCCGCGCTTCGTAATAAAACTTCCCGCCGTCTCCGAATACCCGTCGCCATGCCCATCGAACAACCGATACACAAACCCGCGGCTCGCGCCCAACGTCTCAATCCGATTCCCCGAATGCTGCGCCCGCGCAAAGTAATCGAAACCGCGGTCCCACTTCGCCCACGTGTTCCGATCTTCGTCATACGCAAGCGTGATCCGCGAACGTTGCGCAAAACTGTTCCCAACCTCGTACTCGTAAACCGCCGACACCTCATGCGGCAACAGTTCGCGATCCCGCGCGTAAAATAGATTCGCCAGCTTCCCGTTGAAATTGCCCGCGCCGCCCAACTCGCCAATGCTCAGCTTCATGTCGCCGCTCAACGCCGCAAAGCTCCCGCTCGAACGTCGCGAATGCAATACCCCGTTCACATAGATCGCCGCGCCATTCGCTCCGTAAGTTCCCACAACGTGAAACCATTGGTTCGGCTTCACGACATAGTTCCCAGTGCCGCACGCAAGCGAAGTGTTCGCGGTAAATCCCAAACTGCGAAATGTCGGCGACATCGTGAGCTGCAACTGCATCGCGCTCGCCTGATCCATAAACTTTAAGATCTGTTGCGCAATAAACGTGTACCCGTTCCACCAAAACCAGCCACCCACCGAAAAACCGGTCGTCGGCAGGTTCCCCCCGGCGTTCGCGCACTCAAAGTAGTTCGTGCTCCCAAGATTCGCCACAACCCCGCGCACCGAATCGGTCACAAACGTCGGCGAGTTCACCGCCACTACGTTCGCAATTCCCGCCGCGTCGTTCCCGTTCCCGTTCAACCGCCAATAGTGCGTGAACAATCCGGGATGCACGTCGTAATAGTCGCCCCCCGTCTTCGTCGCGACATCGCAGCTCACCAAATACGTGTGCCGCGCCGCCGCGTACTCCCCCACGCTGAACCGGTAGTTGTCCGCGTCCATCTGTTCGAACAACGGATACTGCGACTCGCTCACATGCACCGGCCCGCCATCGCCTTCCAAACGGTAAACCCCATCGTGGGACAGATAATAAATTCCCCGCGGACTCTTCCGTATCGTCTGCCCGCTGATGCAACCCTTGTCTCCCGATATCGGACGCGACTGAAAACTGCTCACGTCCGCGCCGGAAAGAAAATGCACGCTCTTCCGCTTGAACACGATCAGCCCGCCAAACGCCTCTTCAATCCCCGTGATCTCGTCTCCGTCTCCGCTGTTCACATACAGCAAATTCGTCGCGGGAAAATCGAGACTGTCCGACTCGCTGAAGTACAACCCGCTCGGTTCGCTCTTCGAGTTCGCAAACCAAAGCCGGTTCCCAAACACCGCGCAATAACGGCAAGGCTCAACGTCCCCGCGAAAATCGTTCACCAGCGCCGTGGCAAGATTGATCGCCGTGTTGTCCGCATACGTCGTCGTCGTGTTGTCGTTCACGTCCCCGAGATACCGGTACAACCCGCCATTATCGCTCCGGTAAATCCGCCGCTGATTCACCTGCGGATCGACACTCACCGGAATCGACGAAAGATTCACGATCTGCGCCGCCGGGCTCACGCTCCCGCTCTCCGCGCTCGCGAGGCTCTCCGTCCCATCCAGCGAATTGCGAAACGCAACCCGGTATTTCACCGTCCCCGTAATCGCCCCAGCCCCGCCCAGCGCCACCGACGGCGCCGCGCTCGGCTGTGCCAGCGTCACGGATTGCGGCAGCTCCCGCCCAACGTATTTGTAGTTCGAATCGATCCCGTTGCAAATGATCAGCCAGTCTTGAAAATGGCAGTAGTCGCTCAACGTCGCCTCGCCATAGTTCGTATACTGACGCAACGCATTCATCAACCCGCCCGACAAACTCCAAAGGCTCGACCGCGTTCCCACAAGGATCTCCCGATCGAATGCCGTCGCGCCCGCGTTCACTTCGTTCCCCGTGCTCGGCGTAATCAATGGCGCCAACAGTTGCACCCGCTTCGGCACAACCGGATACGCATACCCATAGCTCCACCGCGGACGGTTCCCATCCGCCAAAAACGTAAACGCGGACCGGTTGCTCTCGTCGCGTTCTTTGTCGCTCTGGTCAAAACGCCACTCGCCCAGCAGGCTCAAATTCTTCGCGTCGGGCAAGGTCCGGTTCATCCACAACTGGATGAACTGCTGCGATATCGCAACCTTCCACAAGCGCAAGGAATCGATCGTCACCGGCGCAAACAGTCCCGCCGTCCAGCTCCCGCTCGAATTTCTCCCGCCCAAAAACATCCCATACGACGTCGAACTCGTCGGACCATTCTCGCTCGTAGCCGCCGTGCTCGTGTACACCAACTCGCCATTCACATACACGCGCACCGTTGCCCCGCTGCGCGTCACAGCAATATGCGCCGGCACGCCCGGCACAAGGTCATATCCCGTGTCCGCCGTCACATTCGCATGCGTCGTCGTCGTCGAATAACTCACCAGCAACGAACCGTCCGCGCTCGATTGCGAAAGATGCAATCCAACCACAGCGCCGTTGCCCGTGTTCCAACTGCCCAAATGCAATATGCACGGGTTGCCAACACTGACGTTGTAGTTCAACGTGTCCAGGCGAAGCCACGCCTCCACGCTCCACGCATTCCCCGTATTCAAAACCGGCGCGTAATCCGCGTGATACGGCGCGCTCCCATAATCGTCAACCCCGTCAAAACGCACCGCCCAACCGTTGCTGCTCTGGTCCGGCACAACCCCGCGAACAAACGTCGGACCGCCCGAATAGAACGTCCCATGATTCAGATTCTTCGAAAGGTCCGTAACCATGTTCCCGAAGTTGTCCAGCATCGGCCAGTAACCAACAAGATTCGGATTCGCAACCTCGTCATCCCGCAACTCGCGCCAACGCGCCGCCTCAATCTCCGCGTCCGTCCGCGCAACCTTCCACAAACGCAACTCGTCATAGATCACCTCGCAGGTATGCGACCCGGGCGTTGCCCCTACCGCCGCCCCCGCAAACAACGCGCGCGACGTGCTCGCCATCGCCTGCGTGATCGCGGCAGTCCCAGTGAACGTATAACTCCCATCCCGCGATATGATCTTCGTCGTGAAAGTATTCCCCGAACGCCGCACAAAAATATGATACGTACCCGAAGGCGGATGCGGACTCGATGCCCCCGCGCTGCAGAATCGGCTTGTGCCCGTCGTATCCACAAATTCAAAATTGGGACTGAAAGTACTCCCCGCCGTGTAAATCCGCCAGCCGCCCACGCCCGCCTCGTAGATCGTCAACAACGTATGTCCCGACCCACTCACAAGCCGCCAGATAAACTCGATCGTGAAATCGCCCGAAAAAAAATAATCCCCATGACGCGGAATCCAGATACAACGGTTCTGCGCCGCGTTGTCCACGCGCACACCGCCCTCCAGCGCCGCCGTATTGTGCAACTTCACAAAGCCCGCGCGCTTCTCCAGCCCGCGCTTGTAGTCACAGTTCAACGCATCCGGCGATACGTGATCCCCCAAATCATCATCCGGCGCAAAACGGTTCTCTCCACCAAACCCCTGCACCGGCAACTGTGATGTCAATCCACTCATCTATTCTTACTCTTGCTCTTCCCTACGGCGCCGCTATCGCCGGACCCGCAATCCAAACATCCCCACTCGCATAACCGCCAACGCCAAACGCCGGCGCAATGTCATACTCCGTCCCCCGCAATATCGCCGTGTCGCGCGACCACTCCTCCCGCAACATCTCGTAAAATCGATTCCGCTCATGCTCCAAATCGCCGCTCGCCAACTGCTCCCGAAACGCCGCCGGCAACCGCCCCTTCATGAAATAGACCATTCCCTGCACAAGTACCGCGTCCATCTTCGACGGCAAATCAATCACGCTCGCCGGACCCGTAGGATTCAACGCCTGGCGCGTATACAAAATCGGCAACAGCGCCCGCGTCTCCGGTGCCGGCCACACCACAACCTGAGGCACGCCGTTGTTGTAACCGTACTGCGTGATCTTCTGTGGCCAGCTCGAGGTAAAGTTGCTCCCGTTCTGACAGTCCCACAAAGCCGATGCCTCGATCGGACGCAACCATTGCTGGTTCGTCGCGTTCCACCAACCCGTAACGCTGTCGACATCGCTCGGCAAATCGTACGTGTCCTGAAAAATCACATACGTCAAACCGCTCCCGCTCGCCCCCTGATACACCGGCGACACCACGATCTCCGTATTCGAATTCCGCGCCGTGATCGTGTAAACCTCGTTGCCCGCCGCGCGAAACTTCCGCCCCACCATCCCCGCCGTCCACGTCGTCCCCGAACCCGTTACCGTCCCCGAATCCTGCGTAACACTCACACTCCCCGCCGAATACTGATCCACCAAAACAATCTGCGACTTCCCCTGATAAAAACTCCAGCACCCCATCCGCCGAATCGACTTCAAAACCGACATCAAGGAAAACAAAAATCCCCGCATCGGCGCCCCCTCCGGCAAAGCATCCGTAACGTGTGTGTGAAGTTGATCAACCGTCATCCCATCAATCCCCTATATCTCGCAATCCATCTTTCGTGCTCGTAACTCGTACTCGTAATTCGTACTCGTAATCGATCTTCTCTTCTCTTCCGGAGGGCGGGTTTCTCAACCCGCCAATTCGCATTCCAGCCACCAAGCGAAGCGAGGTGGCTGTCCCCTTCACTTCGCCCTACTCACAACCAGGCCCAACAACCGAACTGTCCCCGCTGAACCGATACCCCGTAAAATCCTTCCAGTGCTTCCAACCCTGCGGACAATGAAAACCCCACTCCCGAATCCGAGGACCCGTGATGAACAACGTCCACGCGCCGCCACCCGACATTACGCTCAACCGATGCGCGAACCGCGCGCTCCTGAACGTCATCGCCCCCTGCGACAACCGCCGCAATCGCTGCGTGTCGTGCCAGCCCGTAAACGACGGACGCCGGTAGTGCTCAAGCAACGCGCCCGCCAGCATCAAAGAAAAACTCCACCATGGATGATCATGCAAAGCCCGATCGTCATCGTCCCGGACAATGTGATGCAGATACACATTGAAAAAACGATTACGCGGCAAAAGCCACCAACGGCGCATATACGGATTCTCCGCGCCGCCAATTAAATAATCCGGCTCGCGCCGCACAAAACGCCGCACAAACCAGAAAACAACCACCGCCAACCAACGCGCTCGCATCTGCTCTTCTCCTCTTCAACGGAGGGCGGGTTTCCAAACCCGCCATCTTCAATCACCAAGCGAAGCAAGGTGACTGTCCCAATCTACTTCCTCTTCCCCTTCCGCAAAACACGCTCGGCATTCCGTTCCGCCGCGCTCTTCAACAACCGAACCTCCGCCCGCGCCTCCTGCAACTCGCGCTCCGCCTCCGCCGTCTCGCCCCGCGCCGTCGCAAGCATCCGTTCCAAATCGGCCGCGTGCCTCGCCGCCTTCTCCACCTCCAGCACCATCGCGTCCCGCTCCGCAATCGTCGCGCGCAACTGATGCAAAAACTCGTTACCCGCCAGCGCACCCGAAAACGCCATCCAGCTCAACCCGTCAAACTTACCGCTCGGCACTTTGAAATCACGCGATGTATTCATACCTGCACCTTCTGTATACCGCTCTCACTGCGGTTAAGCGCCAAACTCGCCGACTCGCTCTCTTCCCACTCACGGAACAACGCAACCATCCGATCCACAATCAAAAAATGCTTCTCGCTCGGAATCTCCGGTATGTCACCGTCCGCCGACATCACCGCAATCCGCCGCATGCCCTTCACCGTTCCCGCCCGCGTCGAAGCAATCACCGGCCACGTCGATATCTGCAAATTTCCCGAAGCGTCCATGCCCTCCACGCGAAACACGCTCGGGTCCGTCGCTGCCGTCGTGTCGCCCCGGTAAAGGTCCTCAAACGATCGCGGCGACTTCTGCTCCAAAGGCGCCCCCGCTACGTTGTAAACCTCAGTCACCCAGGCCACCCACGACGGCAGCGACGTGATCCCGCTCGTCGCAAACGTGATACCCGCCGACTTCTCCAGCTCCGGAAGACGCAACGAAACCGCCACAAACTGCGCAGCCTCATTCGCAAAACGCTTCATCATCGTCAAGACCCCCGCCGGCACCTCCGACGCACCAAGCCCCAACCGATCGAAGCCTTCCGTATAAATCTCCAGAAAAGTCATAAAGTTCTTTTCTTCCTCGTTCCCAAGCCTTCATCCTCGTTCCCAAGTTGTACTTGGGAACGCACTTGTCCCCGAAGCTAAGCTTCAACCGCCGGCAAAGGCACAACCCCCAACTCAACATCCTCTTCCTCGCGCGACAACGGCGTCTCGCCATTCCGCCAACGCTGCTCGCGCAACGCCTCGCGCCGTGCCTTCAGGTCCGCCGAAGCAAGCTGCTCCTGCGCGTCCGCAAGCTGCACCGTCGCAGCCTCCAAAAGCGCAATGCCCTTCTTCCCGTTACGCTGATGCTCCTCGAACGAATAACGCGCAGTCTCCAGAGAACGCAACGCCTTCTCCTTCGCTACCGCGTCATCGCCCGCCGACGCCACAGCTTTCTCCGCCTCGGCAATCGCTGCTTTCGCAACTTCCGAACCCTTCCGCGCCGCAACAATCTTCGCTTGCGCGTTCGCCTTCGCCGCGAACTGGTCCTTCACCACAACCTGCAACCGCGCCACCTCCGGGTAGCTCGACATATACGGTTTCGGCGGACGCTGCCGCATGTTCTGCGGTTCCATCCCATCCGGGAAAAAGTTCGCCTTCGGATGAATCTTCAGCGGCTTCGGTGCCATCTCCGGGTCCGGCTGAAACTCGTCCGCGAGATCAACCCCGTCAGAAGCAATCTCCCGCATCGCCGACGCCAGCAGCTCCTGCCGAAGCGAACCTTCCATATCCAACCCGCCACCAGAAGGCAACACCCCCTGGTCCGGGTCTTGCTTAGCCTCCGCCCCAGCCGGCGGCGCAATTGTCTTTGCCATACCAAAATCCTTTCCCGATCCTTCGTGTCATCGCTCGTAATTCGTAACTCGTAATTCGTAACTCGTAATCGATCCCAACCAACCAAGCGCCGTGGGCCGCCTTCCCAGCGCGGCCCACGGCCCCATCCTCTACGCGACCCGCACGTAGCAGCTCTTCAGCGCTGCCGACGTGGTCACATACGTCACCAGAATCGTGCACCACGGCAGATACGAATTGATCGCCGGTGCCGCCACCGAATGCGTTGCGTACGCCTGGCCGGCCACTGCCTTCAGCTCGCCGCCAGCCAACGAATCCGCATGACCCAACACAAGCACGTTCGTTACCCCGCGCTTCACGATCTTCGACGTGTACGCGCCCGCGGCAACCGCTTCAGCCAAAACGCCAAGCACCATGCCCGCGTTCGTTGCCGACGGCAGCTTGAACGTGATTCCGTCCGCCGCCGTCAAGTCCAGGCAGACCACCGTGCCAATCGCCAACGCAGACGATTCGCCGTTCTTTCCGCCGGTATATTCGATGTCCTGCGCGTCCACCACATCCGTGTCCGCAAAGGCCATTGCGTTATTACCCATGTAATCCTCCAAGGCGCGCCAGCGCCGTTTACTTCTTCGCCAACACCTCCGGGACTGTCACCGCTACTGCGGTGGCTGTCCCGTTCACCCCAACCCCTACGCCGCCGGTTCCAAAATCCCCAAATGACGGCAGTGCTTCGGCAGAATCGAAAACAGAATCTCCCCCGCCCAGAACACATGCGAGTAGTACACGTCCTGGTTCGGGAATTTCGCCAACGGCGTTGGCTTGAAATTGCGTTTCTTCGAGTACGCCAACTGCGCGAAGTGACTGTTCACGAACAGCCCCGTCTGCGGATTGCGACCCGACACCGCCGCGTTGATCGTGTCGATCGGACAATCCTGATCGTCGATCATCGTCGCTTTCTTGTACGTCAGGTTCGAAAAGCCCGCGTCCGCCGCCTGCGTGTTCTGGAACCGCTGATTCGGCTGCAAGCAATCCTCGTACGCGCGGATGTACCCTTCCGAGCAAAGAATCAGATCCGGATAACGGTGCGCCTTGTCGCCGATCTTCAACCGGCCGCAAAGCTGCCACGCCCGCGCCATACCGCGGATCATCGTGTACACCGTCGGCGTACCCGAATACGGCTCCACACCGTTACCGCCCGATCCCTGGTTCACCAACTGCGAACGCATGAACTCGTTCCCCGCCGTCGCGCGGTTGAATCCGTACAGCGTGCCCGTCGTCGGGTCCTGCGGAATGATTGCGCCAAGGCCCGTGATGTCCTTGCCGCCGTTCCCCGTGCCGTTCGCATACATGTCCGTCGAAAGATTTTGCTGCAAATTCGCAATGCAGCTCGTCTCTTTCTGTTCGTACAGATCGAACACCTGCTCCGGACCCGTGTTCTCGACGTCCATATGTCCGCCGAAAATCACGATCGCGTCGTGGTAGTACTTCCAGTTCGCGTACGCCAGCGATACGTCATCGCTCTCCGCCATCGTGAACACGTCAAAGCCCTGGTACGACGATTCACCGCCCTTCAGCTTGTACCAAACAGGCCATTCCATCCGCCGGCCCGTCTTCGGCTTGTAGCGGCCCTTCGCCATGAACCAATAAAACAAAATCAACTGCTTCGTGATCGCATCGAAGAATTGCTTCTCGCGATGCACCAACGTCGCCGCGACAATCGCGGTATTCACGTCGGTAATGCTTGTTGCCGGCATGTGATATCCCTTCTACAACTATGCCCGCCGTCTCTGTGTCCACCTCGAACACAGAGACGCCAGACAATTCCCTCAACTCGCCGCGTAGATACCACGTGCCCGCGGGCATACCGTGCCCGCTGACTGCCTCAACAATTCAACAACTCACTCCCCAGGTGAGCTAAAACAACCTCCCATTGCCATTGCCATTGCCCAATCCCAACTTCGCAAGGATCTTCGCCCGCGACTCCCCGACGCTCTCACCAGTCTTGAAACCAACATCCATGTGCGGGTTTCCGTTCGGCGCGCCCGGACCGCCCGGCACGCCCGTCAGGCCATACAGGCCCGCAAGCGTCTCGTTCTGAATCCGCCGCGTCTCGGTCTTCATCGCCTCGCGCACAACCGCCGCGTTGTACACCTCCGGCGCGACCACGCGAATCGCCGTCTCAACGTCATACCCGAACCGATCGATCGCTTCCGCAAGCTTGTGCTGATACGGTGCCAGCACGCCCTTGCCCTCGGGATCGTATTTCGCCTTTGCCGCCTGCGCTTGCTGCGCCACAGCCTGAAATTTCTGCGCCGATTGCGCTTCCTGGAATTGCTGCTCAAGCGCCTGCACTTTCTGAAGCGCCGCCGACAACTGCGGATTCTCGGCGCCCGGCAATTTCGCTAGCACCGCTTCGAAGTTCCTGCGGTTGTTCGCGTCAATCGCGCGTAACGCCTGCTTCGTCTCCACCGGCAACGCCGCGAACTCGTCCGCCGGCATCGAATCTTCAATGCCCGAAAACAGCGATTCGGGTTCCGCCGGCGTCTGCGGAGCCGTAGGGGGCGCCATCCGCTGCGATATCTGTTGCAGCGTCTGCATCAACGCCTGTTCCCGCGCCTCGGCCTGCCGCTGCAGCGTCGTGAACTGTTCGTTCCAACGCGATTCCAGCGCCGTATACCGATCGTCCCCGCCCGCGGCACCGCCGCCATCCGGCATGGACCCATCTTTCCGCCCGTGAATCCCGCTGCGGTTCCCCGCCGCGTCCACCCGCGATATCGGAAAGTCCGGCGAATCCATGTCCGCGCTCGATTCCGTAACCGGGCTCGTCGAAAACTCGCCTCCACCAGCCAACTGATCGAAACCGAACGCGCCGTGTTCCATCGCGTCGACCAGTGACTCACTGCCTCCAAATCCTGGCATCTCGTAATCTCCCAACGGGCTGCGCCCGTGTTACGCCTTCGCGCTCGCAGTCGGTTCCGCAACCACGTCCAGCGACGGCTCTACCGTGACTTCTTCCGCCGCGCCATCCGCGACGGCCACACTCTGTTTCTTGAACGCTTCGTACGCCGCAATCAGGTCCGCGAACTGTGGCACCGGCAAATCAACCTTGCCCTCCATCGAATCGATGAAGTCCGCCGACGCCTCAAGCGCATCTCGACGCGCCGTCAAATCCGCGATCTGCTTGTTCAACCCATCCAACTGCTCGCGTGCACTGCTCATGACTCGTCCCCTTTCCCTTCCTCAAAATTCACATACGGCGACAGCGCCAACACGATCGCCATGAACAAAACATCTTTCGCCTGTTGCTGCATCGGCAACGATTCCCACGGCACCATGCAGGGATGTGTCTTCTGCATCGCGTCTTTCACCGGACCATATACCCAGCCCTGGCTGCGCCGCGCCTCGCGCCATTCCTCATGCTGCGCCGCCGGCGATGCCCCAGGATGCTCCAACCGAAAACGAACACCCGCCACAGCCGAAGCCCGCATCTCCGCGTCAGCCTCATGCCACGGCACCGCCCGCTCATCCCCAATCCCAAAACAATAAGCCCGGTTCGCCTCATGACAAACCCTCGCAACATCCAAAACTCTCATCACAAACCACCTCTCACCATCGTGCTCGTACTCGTACTACATCCTCGTTCCCAAGTTGCACTTGGGAACGCACTTGTCCCCGAAGCTCAGCTTCACTCGTTACGAGCAATCGCCGCGTTAGCCCACATGACCGCCTCTTCCAACTTCGTCAGCGCAAGCGACAACTCGCGAGACGCCGGCGCGTTCGTAACAAACTTGCCCGCCAAATCCCGCGCCGCCGCGCGAAACATTTCATACCGCGGCACCTGATTCTCCTTCGGCGCGTGATATGTGAACGAGCGTTGGATCTGATTCTGATCTTTCTCACTCGGCGTATACATGAAAATCTCCTTTCATCCTCGTTCCCAAGTTGCACTTGGGAACGCAAACCTACAACCGACTAGCAAACTCCAAACTCTTCCCCTTCGCTCCAGCCTTACGCTTCACATACAAAGGCTTCCCAAGTTTCTGCGCCATCTTCTCGCAGTCTTCCTTGAAACTCCCGACCCCCGCCGACTTCCGAATGTCCGACGGCGTTGCCCGCTTGTTCCGCGATATCTCATCGGACGCCACCCGCCGAACCCCATTCTCCGCGCACAACTTGTCAAGCTGCGTCTTCGTCTGGATCCGAACAGGCTCGCCCGTAATGTCCTCCGTCACAAAATCCAAATGATCAACATTCACATGCAGCCGCGAAGGCGGCAACTGACGCATCGGCTTGCCACAAACACCACAAGCCCACACCTTCCCCCGCTCCTCGCGCATCATCCAAATCAAAGTCTCGCGCTCGCACATCTCACAACCAAACCGGTATTGCGGCATCTCACTTATCCTCACCTAAAGCCCAAGCGCATCGTGCTCGTGCTCGTAATTCGTACTCGTACTCGTAATCGATCTTCTCTTCCTCTTATCTCCTCGTTCCCAAGTTACACTTGGGAACGCACTTGTCCCCGAAGCTCAGCTTCTCCTCAAACCAAACTCCCGCCAAACCCGCCACCAAAACCCTCACTCAAAGCCCGCCCAGTCAAACCCGCATCCTGCAATTGCGGCATCGAACCAAACGCGCCCTCGCTTTCCGGCCCAGGCATCCCGCCAGCATTACCGCCCGCATCCGGAATCGGATTCCCCATCTCATCCACCAACGGCGGCGTATACGGCACCAACACGCGATCGCTCGTTCGAAACACGTCCGTGTTGTGCAAGTACTTCTTCACCAGCTCCGGCAAATAAACCTGCCAGCCCTGTTGCTTCATCGCTTCGTTCAACGGCAACAACTCGCGAATCGCGTCGATGATCTGCCTCGTCCGCACAACGCGATCCACGCGCTCAGTCGAACCCGGCTCAATGTCGACTTCATATTCAGCAAGCACCCACTCGCGCGGAATGCTCAACATCTCCCATAACTTCCCGTCTTCCCCGCAAATCGGAACAACCCGCTCCGCGCCCCAAAAGTTTTTCAGCAACGCAATCACGCGCCGCGCGCTTCCCTTCAACGCGCGATCGTTCGCGTACCGCATATCGCCCACGCGCAGATTGTGCTTTTGCTCCTGGTAGCTCGCCTCCGTCGCGGTCTCTGTGCTTCGCGCGCCCAATTCGTTCGCGCCGGAAATATCAATCAGATCGTCGTAGTGCTGTTGCGCAACTTTCCACGTGTCCGCCGGAATGTCCTGACGATCGAATATCTCAATCACTTCGTTGATCTTCGTGTCGCCCTGCACTTCGATCAGCTTCGGACCCCGCGCCTTCAAAAAGCTCTTGACGTCGGCCTTGTTCTTTACCTTGTCGCTGTTCACCGCCCCGCGCGTCCAGCCCCACGTTTCCAAATGCTGCAACTGCTGCGAACGAATCACGTTCAACACTTCAATCTGCGAACGGAACGTGTTCGGATACGGTATGCCCCACGGATGCTTGCGCGATTCGAAAAACGTCAGCTTCTCGTACGGCGTCAAATCTTTCAGGTAGGGATATTTCTTGTACAGCAACGGACGTTCGCCGTTGTCGCTCATGAGTGTCACGCATGCGTTCTGCACGTCGTAATACTCGTACAGCCGCACGATCGCCGCGTCATTCTGCAATTGCAGCCGCGTATTGTTGTCTTCGCTGTCGCGAATGTCTTCGTCCAGGAAGAACCCGCTCCGGCCCGTCGGCTCCAGCTCCGCGCGCGCTTCAATGTTCAGCCGCGAATCTTGCAGCACGTCCACATAAGGACGGTTGTAGCGATGACAGAACCAGCGCGATTCCGTCCATTTCTTCGCATCGGGATCCATGAAGAAATCGTGCGGCGATATCGCCCACGTCCACGGATGTCCAACGCGCATCCGCTGATCGCTCTCCACCGTCTGCGCAAGCGGTAAATTGAAATCGTCCCCGGACCGCTCGCCCTCGGGGCGAATACCCGCATCGCGAAGCGGCATCTCCGGCGACAACGCGCTCGAATATCCATGCTTCAATATCCCAATGCCAAACAGCACCGCGTACCAAAGAAACTCGCGCTCCGCCGATTCCGCGTCGATCACCTCGCGCTCATACGCAAGAACCTGTTCCATGATCGGCGCAACCATGCGCCCCATCTCGCTCATGCCCTTCATGTAGAACGTCGGGTCTTGAAAATAAAGCGCCGCCACCGTCTGACGGATGATCGAAAACATATAGTTCACGCTGACCTTGTGCTCGGCGGCCAACTGCTTGAAGTACTTCCCCTCGTAATACGCTTCAAGCGTGTCCCAAATATCCAGCAAACCAAGATCGCGCTTCGCCCGCATCGAACGCTGAATGCGCTTCTTCAC